TCATGAGCGTGAGGCTCGTGCTCCTGGGCTGGCACAAGAGCAAGGATTCCGACAAGGACTGAGTCCAGTCCCGACCGCCGTAGCCGTATCCAAGCGGCCGGCACGTATGCAAAGGCGTGCACGGCACCACACATATTCACATCACATCAAAGGAGTTTCAAGGATGACCGACATCTACGGATACGCGGCAGCCGCGCCCCTGTACCGTGCGGCGGGCTGGATGCAGGTCATCCCCCTGCCGGAAGGCCGCAAGACCCCGCCGCCCAGCGGGGTCCCGGGACGCCGCCGCAAACCCGTCACCGACGAACAAGTACAGGTCTGGTCGCAGGCGACCCCGGACGCGAACACGGGAATCGTCATCCCCGAAGGCGTATTGGTGTTGGACATCGACTCCGCACAAGGGCACCAGGTCAAGGCGGACGGGGCGAAAGGCATCAGCGAGCTCTCGCAGGAACTGGGCGTATTGCCGGCCACGTGGAGCAGCACGTCGCACGGCATCGATTCGCCGGCACGCCACCTGTTCTACAAGGTGCCCGAAGGGCTCGCCTGGAAGGGCGGAGCCATCGAGGGCGTCGACATCCTGCAGCCCGGCCACCGGTATTCCGTGGTCTGGCCGTCGATCCACCCGAGTGGCGAAATGTACTGCTGGTACACGCCCAGCGGCAGGGTTGCCAGCACGCTCCCCCGCATCAGCTATCTGGCGACCCTGCCATGGAAGTGGGTGGACTACCTGCGCAAACCCGACAGCATGGCGAACCTGACACATTCAAACCCGTCGACCACTCCAATCGCCTCTAATCCGAGGGGATACGACGACCGCATGTGCAAGGCCGTCAACACGTTCCTCAACAAGACGCTCGCCAACCCGGCAAGCAAAGGCTCAAGGCATGACACCACGCTGCAGGCCGTCTGGGCGTTGGTTAACTTCGCGCAGGAGGGACACCGGGGGGCTCTCGACGCCATCAACCAATTGAAGCCACGGTTCATCGCCGAGGTGGCCCCCGACCGTCCGGGCAAGGAGCGTGAGGCGGCACGCGAATGGGCCAGCATTCTCAGTGGCGCGATGGAGAAGGTCAACGGCGTGCAATCGCATGTGGATCCGTGCGAGCAGTCGAAAATCGAACGCATGCTGCCCGGCGAGTTCAACGAACCCACCCAAAACACGATTGCGAGTCAAATGGAGGAAAGTCACCCGGAAGCAGTTCAAAACACTGGAACAATGCCGGTTCAAGCCGGTTCAACACCCGTCGCATCGGTTCAAAACGGTTCAATGGAAAGTCGCGAGGCAAGTAAAAACGCCTCCTCCAGCTGGCAGTTCGAAGACCTCACCCAGCTCGCTTCCGGCGTTGAACTGCCGCCCACGCCCACCGTGTTCCAACGAGAGGACGGCCAAGGCCTCTTCTATAGGGGCGCGGTCAACGACCTGCACGGCGAACCC